ACATCCATCCTACCTACATTGTGGCGGCCATGCATGCGGGCATAGAACTAAGCGAACTCGTCAAAGACTTTCCGGAACTGAGTCGTTATACCAGAGTAGCACCTAACGTAGGTGATGTTCCGCCTATCAGTCAAGAGCTAGGAGATCAATGCCATGAAAAGTTGGGTTTAAATCACAAAACCGGAGAGATTAAGTACGATATAGTAGGAATAAAAGGTCACGGGGTCGTGGCTATCGATTCTTCGCCCTGGCGTAGTTTCGAACATATTGAGCGTTTAGAACACATCTGTAAAATCGTTCTAGCCTCAGGGAACTATTAATGATAGAATTTATATATACCTTGGTGATGGTACAAATCACTATAGCCTGTGTAACTCTTTACCTACATAGGTCACAGACACATCGAGCAGTGCAATTTCATCCTATAGTAAATCATTTTATGCGTTTTTGGTTGTGGCTAACTACCGGAATGGTAACAAAAGAGTGGGTGGCTATACATCGTAAACATCATCAATCCTCCGATACTCCAGAGGATCCACACAGTCCCAAATACTACGGAATTTGGCGTGTGCTGTTTGGTGGAGCTTTCTTATATCATCAAGCCAGCAAAGACCGTAGCATGATCGAAAAATTAGGAGTGGGTACTCCTAACGACTGGCTTGAACGCAATGTTTACTCCGCACACAGTCGCTCAGGTATTCTTTTAATGCTGGTCATAGACTGCTTGCTCTTTGGACCGTGGGGACTGCTGGTGTGGGGTATTCAAATGATATGGATACCGTTCTGGGCAGCAGGAGTAATCAACGGACTCAGCCATTGGTGGGGATATCGCACTACAAAAACCGAAGATACCAGTCGAAACTTATGGCCGTTGGCTATCTGGATCGGAGGCGAAGAACTACATAACGGTCATCATGCTGATGGTGCTAATCCTAAGTTCAGCAAACGTTGGTGGGAATTTGATATAGGTTGGTTCTATATCAGGGTTTTATTACTACTTGGTCTAGCCAAACTTAGACAACAATAGAAAAAGGACCCGAAGGTCCTTTTTCATTTACTAATTTAATTTCCGCTATGCGGGGCTAATAATTACTTCTTTGTAGCGCCGTTGTTAACGAAAGAGTACATCTTTTCGGCAGTTTCTAATACTTTGTCTAAGCCTGGGAACTCTGGCATACCGACTTGTGTAACGATCTGACCAGTCTTCTCGTCACGCTTGGCTGACATTTCCCAACCTTGCCATTTGTAGCTAAACTCTTGTCCAACGATATCTTTAGCCATTTCTAAGATTTCTGTACGGATCTCGTATCCGTTCTTGTTGAACTTAACTTCTGGTGCTTTCATTTCTGGTAAATTTAATCCATTGTTTGACATAATAATCTCCTTGTGTGTGTATGTCTATTTTACTGCTTTATTTTGCTGAACCTACAGCAAAATTCTTTACAAAAAGTTGAGTGAATAACAGGGTGTTTTGAGCCACTGTTTTATTGAATGCTGTTTGGGCATCAATGATTTCAATCAAACCTTTTTTGAATTCTTCGTGAATTACGAATGTGTTAACTGCTTGTTTCTTAGCGTTTTGTACGCTATCGATAATATGATCTGGGGTAAACATATACTTCTCTCCTGTGTAATCTGTGTATTATATATATCTCTAAAAAATTAATCAACCGTCTTTTGATTTTTTTCGGGCGAATTTAACCATTCCCATTCTTCGTCTGTTACAGGCCACCAATATACTTGTGATATCATTTAAAATCTCCTGTCATGCTCTATCAGTTCAATTTCATCCGCACACTGTTCCCAATCTGTAAATCTTTTGACTATCCTTGTTCGTGTAGGAGTTACCACTTTGAGGATTATATCATCTAAGTCAAATTGTGCTATTGTAGTAACGTAACCCCACTGATTAACATAAGGACCCCAAATGTGATAAGGAATTTCTTTGAACAACATTTTAATCTCTGATCATAATTTCTCTAGCTAAATCATGTCTGCCCATACGAGCAAAGGTTGACGCTGCTCTAGCTCTAGTAAAGCTGTCAAAGACAGAGAATATATAATTTATAATTGATTTCATAGTATTTTTCCTTGTGAGATTTGGTATTCGAACTCTTTGGTGTAGAGTTCTACTTCTGCGGCATTCTGTGGATGCCTGCTAGTGATATAGCGATCTAACGCTGTTTGGTAAGGTTTATGCTGGCTAAACCAGTGTTGAAGCAATAACTTGATCATCGTGTGTCCTTATTGTGTGTATCAGTATTTATACTGAGATGTTGCGCACCGCACAAAATCCGGAGTATTTGACTGATTTTAATAGATAGTTTATAATGCTTGATGTTTGGTTAAATACTTGATAAAATTGATTAGACTATGAAAATAAAAACCAGATCAATACTGCAGGAACTAAATGATATCGCGCAGGTGCGTAACAAAGACGCACTTTACGAAAGCCGAGCAGTAAATATCATCAATTCTGCTATTAATTTGATAGAGAGCCTCAAAGTCCACTACGGGCCCGAGGACGCAGACGAACTAGAGCGTAGATTAATCAATGCTATCAAGGGTCAAGATTCTGCGAAATTCAGCAGAGGCATACGCAGGATAGCCGAAAGCAGAAAAACCAAAAAATCAGTGTTAGAACAAAAAGATGAAGAATGATTTATTCGAAGGAGGCAACGTTTTCAAAGACGATGCTGGTACGATACTAACTAAAAACATCGCCAAAGCAGATGTGCTGCCCACTGTGCGCTGGTTAGAAACTGTCACAGGTCTGGAATTAACAGATCATATGTTGGGCACCACAGGTAAGAAAGAATTCAGCGGCGATCTAGATATCGCCATAGATGCTAACGAAGTAAACAAAAATGAGTTCGCTGCCAAGCTAGGAGAGTACATCACTCAACAGGGCGGTGATCCCAAAGACTGGATCAGGAAAAGCGGCATCAGTGTACATTTCAAAACACCGATCAAAGGCGATGAGAAAAACGGTTATGTTCAGGCAGACTTTATGTTTGGAGAGCGCGACTGGATGAAATGGTCCATGACCGGTGGTCGCGAAGGCAGCCAACTCAAAGGCGCACATAGACATGTCATACTCAGCAGCATAGCCAATGCTCGCGGAATGAAATGGAGTTTCCAAAACGGGCTAGTCAACAGAGAAACCAACGAAGTTATCTCTAAAGATCCTAACGAAATCGCTAAGAAATTACTAGGTCAAACTGCCGCTCCCAAGGACTTAGCAGATCCGGAATCGATTATAGATTATATCATAAAACTGCCTAACTACGAAGAACTTGTGGCCAAGGCTAGAGAAAGCCTAGACAAAGAAGGAATCACTTTACCACAGGCAGGCAAGGTTGAAAGTTATCAACCAGGCACATCGGCTTGGTTTCGCAAAATGATCGAAATCGTTCAATGAGAGCATTTGAATTTTTAACTGAAAAGTGGAGCCAAAAATACAAACGCTCTATCAACTGTTCAAACCCTAAAGGGTTTAGTCAGAAGGCCCACTGTGCTGGCCGTAAGAAAAACGAATCCGTAACCGAAGCTAAAGTAGGTCGTGAGCTACAACATGCCGAGGATCTAGTTATCATCGAAGGAACCAGCGGCGGTCTACGAGCTCTCAAAGCCATAGAAAGTCTACCCAGAGATTTGAAGAACCTAAGGATCAAGTGGGACGGATCACCTGCGATATATTTCGGTCGCGACGACAACGGTGAGTTTTTCCTAACAGATAAAAGCGGATACCTAGCCAAAGGCTACGACGGCAAAACTAAAAGCCCAGAAGCACTGACATCTATGTTAGCAGGACGTGGCAAAGAAGTAGACGAAAAGCGTCAGCAATTTATCGGTGAGATGGGAGATCTATTTGCTAAGATAGAACGCATCGTTGATAAGAAGTTCAGAGGAACTGTTTTCGCTGATGTATTATTCTATCGCACTCCTCCTAAAAATGCTCAAGGTGAATTTGAATTTACGCCTAATGTAGTTACCTATTCTATACCGGAAAAATCAGAATTGGGCAAGGACATCGCAGCCAGTGATGCGGGCATAGTCATGCACAAAGTCAATGATACACCGATCACAGGAGATGTAGCAGGTATCGATAAAAATGCAGGTGTATTTGTCATACATCATATACAGATTACAACTCCGCCCAAGATAGACATGGGTGCTGTGAATGCTGCCAAGGGTATTATCAATCTCAATAAGATGTCGATCGACGGGTTATTGGACGATGCCAAACTAGCTGCTGACAAGCTAACAGATTTCAAAGCCATATTATATAAGTTTGTTAACAGCCAAGTGGATACAGGAAATCTAAGTGGGCTGAATCAAAAGTTTGATCAATGGTTAACAGGCAGCGGAGTTTCAGCACCTAAGCAGGCCAAGATCAAAGAACTAAAGCAACAGCAGCCTAAGGCATTCGAAGCTGTTTTTTCAGCTTGGGAAGCTATCATGACAGCTAAGGATTCTGTGATATCTGACATAGATCAAAACAGTCCAGTCAAACAGAGCGTAGGTGGAAAACCGGGTGGTGAAGGATATATCATTGGCGATATTAAATTAGTGCCTAGGCTTCACTTTACTATGGCAAATCGAGCCAAAACACGCTGATCCCAGACGATTTCTCCAAAACCGAATAAATAAACATGCCGGTCCCGGAGCGGGATCAATGATTTAAGGAGAAAATATCATGGCAGACTTAACAAGCGCAGTAGTTGGCTCAACAACATTTGGTGCTAACTTTGAACAAATCGTAAACACACAAGGCCTAAGCGGTCGTCTATTAGTATGTACAATCGTTAAAGATTCTGGCGATGCTACAGAAGCAGAATTAGTAGCTGTTCTAAAAGCACTAGGTAATGCTGGTGGTGACGGTACTGGTACAGACATTGGTGGTCCAGATGCATTCACAGTAGCAGCAGTTTCTGACTTTGACGGCACAGACCCAGTTTATGTTGTACTACAAGGTACAGGTACACCTGCAGCAGCTCCAGTAGCTGGTTTCACACTAGCAGTTGTAGCAACACTAGGTTTAGCAGTTTAATAATTCCTAGGGATGGGAAGGAAGAGACCGGATTTATTCCGGTCTTTTTTTATCTCTGTAAATAGTAGCATATTATGCCTAGATACAGAATCGTCACCTTAATCGATATAACCCGAACTAACGCAAGTAAATCGGAGTTAAATGATTTGAAAATCAAACAACAGCAGAATTTTAACAGCCTTAGACAGGCCATAGAGTTGAGATCTAACGTTGATTGGAACAAAGATCCAGAAATCAAATCCGGTAAGTTGCCCGATCCGTTTGAGGGAAAAGCCAATCATTGGGTTTGGGAATTTGATGTAGAACGAGAAGATGTATTCCTTAAAGATAGTGATCCGGTAAAATTATTGAGAGAAGATTTACACGGTGTGCCTATAATTTTGGGCCTGACCGAAACTGTAGACATCAGTCCATCTGTGTTCAAAACCACGGGAGAAGATTTCAACACCCACGTTGAAATTATATAGGCGCTTAAAATCCTCTAATGAGTAATTAAATATTTGTCTAAGAGGCAAATAAAATGAACTTTAGAAAACAAACAATGAGGCAAATTAAAATCTGGGCTTGGGCAGCCGCAGTACTACCCATCACGGCTCTGGCAGGCATATTTTTCGTATGGAGATTCTTTGATGGAACTTGGTTCAGCACGGCCCTAGTGATGGGCGAAATAGCCATGTTCGCTATAGCTGTGTGTTGGTGGTGGTGGGCTATGTATACTATGCGTAATTTAGTAAAACACTGGGATGAAACCAAAGATGATGTTAAGGGAGTTCTCACAGACGTGAGAGAAATGAAATCCATGGTCTTAGAAGTTTTGTCAAAAGATAAATAACAGTAACAGGCTCACGTCAGGCATAGTATTAAAGGCATCCAATTTACCTATTTTGGAGAATACCATATTATGTCGACACCATCGACCACATCACTAGAAAAACAAAGTTTAGAAGCTCACGTAGATCTCTGTGCGTTACGTTATCTGCAGTTAGATACACGATTAAATCACCTAGAGAAAAAAGTAGAATCTATACATGATGATATCGTTGAAGGTCAAAAATCTATGACCAAAGTTATCATTGGCACAGCAGGAACAGTACTTGCCGGTGTTTTAGGAATCGTAGCCACGCTCTTATTAAAATAAGATATTAACTACGTATATTAAATAAAGGACCCTAGGTCCTTTTTTTATGACAGAAATCAGCAGGCGATTTGAAAGTTTTATCAAATCGGCTAACAAAAATCTCGCAGACAAAGGCATAATACTCCCAGTCAAAACCGATAGAGGTATAGAAATTGGAGATGTGCTGATCGTTAGCAAAGATAATCTAAAATATGTCTATTTTAGAGAGAGGGTCTATGGAGAAATTTATCTTAATTCTGCAGCTATTAAAATCGCTAATCTATTAGCTCTGCGTAAAAACACAGATATTGTAGACGAAATATATAGATTAGATCAAGAATACGGAAAATGGTTTGTTGACAATCAATATCTACTGGCACTAGAAAAAAGAGCCAAAGATCGTGGCGATCACGACCGGGCAGACATGTTATGGGCTAGATATCAGGAAAGCAGAGATCGAGCACAGACAGCTAAAACCAAAGTTGAGCGATTGATTGCTCAGCGATAAATAAACAATAAGAAACCTTAGGGACTCCTTACCATGGATAAAAACGAATTATTCGCAGTACATAGATCAAGCAAAAGGCTAAACGAAGGCCTACAAAGAACATTTGGCAAGAAGATCAATCTTGAAAATTTCAGTTTAGATCAGTTACAAGACGCTAGAAATAAACTAAGAACACAGATCAGCCAGGTTCGCTCAGAATCTAACTTTAATGAAAATCTAGAAAACGATGCTTATCATCGTGCTAAGTTCATGCTAGATGCGATCAACGCAGAAATCTCAGAACGTGAAGAATTCGTTGTTGATTCTAATTTGAATGGAGTCGAAGAAGGTTACAGCTCAGAAGTTGAAGAATTTTTACAAAAAGTCGCCCAGGATGGCGACTACAGTATGTTAATGGATGCTCAACAAGGCAAGTTTGGTCCAGAGATCGAAAAAGCCATACAAGAAATGTATGAAACAGTTAGTATAGATAGCAGATTACATCCAGATGATGATTTTGAAGAAATATATGATGTTATGCTAGATCAAATCGAAGCCGACTACGGTGATCGTGGCTCAGACGAAGGCGGAGAAACAGACGATGCCTACGCTTTAGCATCAGCAGGATTTGGCAGCGACGAAGATTATGAAAGCATTGAACAAGGAGATGAAATGCACAAGGTAACAGAAGGTGAGATCCAGCAGGCCCAGTCGATCGTAACCGCAAAGACAATGGTAGACAGAGTGGGTCGTTGGATTGAAGAACTTTCTGGTATGGAGAATGATACACTGTTGACACTAGGTGATCAGATTCGTGACGAAATGGGCCAACAGCAGGCCAAAGCATTTTTAACATCTGTGGCTCCTGCGATCCAACAGGCGCTAGATAATCTAAAAACAACACGCGAAACATTGGCCAGCGGTGTTCGTATGCTCACAGGTGAAGAGCAACCAGCAGAGATGTTAGGCGGTGAAGAACCAGCTGCTGACATGGGCGCCGAGATGCCTGCTGCTGAACCTGATATGATGAACGCTGAACCCGCAGCCGGCGGTGACGAATTTGCCGCAGCTGAACCAGCAGTAGGCGGTGAAGAAGCCGCAGGTCGTGAACAGCGCGAAAGCATCCAGTTTCAAAATCGTTTACTTAAAGTATTAGCAGGCTAATGAGATTTAAAGATTTAGTCATCGGTAATCAAGTAGGGGAGCAGGTTCCTGCTCCTATGTCTACCACAGCCCCAGCTGCCGGTGCTGCGCCAGCTCCTGGTACTACAGCACCTCCCCCTGCGGCAGGACAGCCTCAGGGAGGTTTAGATCCTCAACAGGCTGCCATGGCTGCCAAGCAGAGAGCTGATCAAAAGAAACAGATACAAGATCAGATCAAGCAAGCAGAACAAAACCTACAAAATTTAAGAAAACAATTGGCAGACCTAGGATGAGAATTTTTGAATTTGCGGGCGATGACAATTTAGATAAGTTTATCGTAGTTTTGAAAAACTTTATTGGCCGACACGCCAGCAAGAAAGCCGCTGCCAAATTAAATTGGTCAGCATTGGACCGGATAACACAATCCAGCGGTATCGAAACAATGGCAGACTATGAAACATTCAAAGCCATGTACGATGCCAGTCCGCAACTACAGACATTGGTAAAGAACTTTAACGCCGATGGTATAGAGCTTAATGTTCCCGGCGCACCCGATGCAGATCAAGAACCCACACAAGATAAACAAAGCTCGGCTGACAAAATAGATAAAATCGCTTCAGCTGCGGCCCCAAAACAGCTGGCAGCAAATCAAGCAGGAATCCAGGCTTGACAGCTTGACAAAAATTCTGTAATATATACAGAATGTCCACAATTCAAATAACACCTCCTCCGTTCATTGAACGATTCCAGTATAAAAACTGCCAACAGATCAACGACCCTGTAACTCGTAAACGAGTCTATCTAACTCCCGATGGAGAAAGTCTTCCCTCTGTGACCACTATTCTCAGTGCTACTAAAGACATGACAGCACTAAACGAATGGAAGAAACGAGTAGGTGAAGAAAAAGCCCGACAAATCACAACAGAAGCAGCAGGTGTGGGCACTGCTATGCATGCTAACCTAGAAAGATTTATCGCAGGCATACAGCGTCAACCAGGTAATAATCCTGTCCATGTTCAAGCCAATGCCATGGCGGATGTGATCATACAAAATGGTCTTGTTGATGTCAAAGAAGTATGGGCTATGGAACAGAGTCTATATTTTCCTGGGTTATACTCAGGAACTACCGACCTAGTAGCTGTTTACAAAGAGAACCCCTCAGTTTGCGACTATAAACAAACTAATAAGCCCAAGAAAGAAGAATGGGTCGAAGATTATAAGATGCAGCTAGTCGCCTATATATTAGCACATAATGAAGTCTATGGAACTGATATCCGCGAAGGTCATGTGTTTATGTGTAGTCGTAACTGCGAATATCAGCAGTTTGATCTGTGGCCTTCAGACTTTAACAAATATCAAGATCTTTGGCTCGGCAAAGTAGAAGAATATTACGGCTTGCTAAGATAAATACCCTAACAAGGGTATATTTCTATGGCCGTAATCCAGATTTCTAAGATTCAGGTCCGCAGAGGACAAAAACTATCAGGTATTGGTGTTCCACAACTAAGTTCCGCCGAATTCGCATGGGCTGTAGATACACAAGAACTTTTTATCGGGAACGGTTCCATTGCTGAAGGAGCACCTGCGGTAGGAAATACCAAAGTACTTACAGAACACGATAACATTTTTGAATTACTATCTGGATATAGATTTGGTAATGATAAGGGTGTAGTTTATAGTCTAGAAAGAGCAATACAAGGAAAACTAGACGAGTATGTAAGTATAGCCGACTTCGGAGCTAAAGGGGATGGCAGTACAGACAATACAGAAGCATTTACCAATGCTGTCAACGAACTATTTAGATCTACTGATGATACACTAAAGAAAACTTTAATTATTCCTAATGGAAATTATGTTTTCAACTCAAATTTGTTTATTCCTAGTACTGCTAAAATCAAAGGCGAAACCAGAGATGGGGCAGTATTGAATCTAGGCAATAGAAATATATTCTTTATTTCTGAAAATGGCAGCACTATTTCTACTCCATTTACATCTACTGACCGTCCTACAGATATAGAAATTTCGAACCTAACTATTAGTTTAATTGGTGGTCAAGTTGATATTTCTGGTATGGCTAACAGCTCTATCACAAATGTTAAATTTGTCAGCGATTATGTTTTAGGTGATGACATAGTTTCATTTGAAAACGAGGAATCTGCGGTTACCTGGGAAAATACTTTGCCTGGAACTGTAGTTAATAATGTAACTTTTAAAGACTGTTTATTTGAGTCTGTTTCGATGGCGCTGCGTGTAAATCAAATTATAGTTGACTCATCAGATCCTGCTAGATATGACGATTATCTAAAAATTGATAATTGTAAATTTTTAAACTGCGACACCGCCATCGCTATCAATAGTTCTCTAAGTCAAGGTAATAAATGGACCATAGAAAACTGTCATTTCGAAGAAATCGCTAGATATGCTTTTAGATCCGAACTGGGAGTCGGAACAACCATTAAAAATTGTAAATTTATAAATTGTGGAAATACAACCAACGAAGTTCTATCTACTCACTCCTTTATATACTTCGGAGAAAAACAAGGTAACTCAGTTTTAGATTCCAAAGCGGATAGGCAACAAAAATACGTTGACGGATTTTTTGGAGGATCTCTAGATCCAAACACTACTAGCTATATTTCAGAAGTTTTTAATTCGTCTAAAACAGTATTATCAGACCAAGTTTATAGATTTGTTGATATTTCAAATGCTTTCCTACCATTTGCTACATTCAGTGCCTTGAACAGATACACGATAATCGATTATACAGTTTCCCTAGGACCACAAGGCGACGAACATATCAGAACAGGCAAGTTAGTTATAGCGGTAGAAGGCACAAGAAACGATATTACATATACCGACGAGTACACATATTCGTCGTCATTGGCGTCATCATCAGGAGGATTACTTATGACTAATTTTCAATTCAACGTTGTTCTTAAAGACAGCGACGGAGATAGTGGTATAGAAACTATTCTATTAAGTTATAAGAATCCTAGCGCCACAGGTGCCACAGGATACATCTCGTACAGCGTATCCTACGGTGTTTGATCTCTACGGCACAGAGAGATTAAACGAATGGCGCAGAATTAGATCAGAAATCGAAAATAGCAACGACCCTTATCAGTTAGTAGCTGATGTTTGGAGTCGTGCACCATTCGTTAATCCATATCTCGATCCAAAAAACCCCTCCGAATGGCCCGATCCATGGCGTTTGATCCTGGATGATCGGTTTGACGATCTTGCTATTCCGTTGGGAATGCTGTACACTCTTAAATTAACTCAGCGGTTTATGGAGACATTATGTGAGATACATATATCTGTATCACCCAACAATGCCGTCCAACGATTTATTTTAGTAGTAGATAATAAACATGTATTAAATTATGAACCAAGAACAGTTATCACGATGGAGCAACTGTCTGATCGTGTCAACAAAATTTGGAGCATAAGAAAATTACCATAAATATCAGACAATAATGAGAGACAGATGACAATTACAGTAATAAAAAGGAGCGGAGAGCGAGAACCGCTGATGATCGAAAAATGGCAGGCACAGATCGCTAAGGTCTGCCAAGGCATCGCAGACGTCAGTCAGTCGATGATAGAAATTAAAGCCCAATTACATTTTTTTGATGGTATCACCACTAAAGAAGTTGATGGTATCACTCTCAGAGCCATCGTTGATCTGATAGATGTCGAAGCCAATCCCGACATCGGTCACACTAATTATCAGTACGTGGCTGGTAAACAGCGTCTTAGTATGTTACGTAAAGATGTATATGGGGAATACAATCCTCCTCGCCTCTACGATATAGTTAAGAAAAATGTCTCAGTTGGTTTATACACACCGGAGCTACTTGATTGGTACACTGAAGATGACTGGAACAAGATGGACGAGATCATAGATCACGAAAGAGACGAATCGTATTCGTATGCTGCCATTGAACAGTTGATCGAAAAATATCTAGTGCGCAATCGTGCCACCAAGGAGATCTATGAAACACCACAAATTCGTTATATGGTTGCTGCCGCGACTGTATTCCATAAAGAAGAACCTAATTCGGCCCGTATGCGTTACATCAAAGAGTACTACAACTGTGCTTCAGATGGTCTGTTTACTCTTGCTACACCTGTTCTGGCTGGGCTTGGCACTCCAACTAAGCAGTTTTCTAGTTGTGTTCTTATCCGCAGTGACGACGATCTGGATAGCATATTTGCTTCTGGTGAGATGATGGCCAAGTATGCCAGCAAGCGAGCAGGCATTGGCTTAGAGATAGGACGTCTACGTCCGTTAGGTAGCCCCATTAGAGGTGGAGAGATCATGCACACAGGTATGATCCCGTTTCTGAAGAAATGGTTCGGTGACCTACGTTCATGTTCCCAAGGTGGAATACGCAACGCATCAGCTACAGTATTCTATCCGATATGGCATCATCAGTTTGACGACCTTATCGTTCTTAAGAACAATCAAGGCACAGACGAAACTCGAGTACGTCACATGGACTACGGAGTCGTCTTGTCAGCTTTCTTCTGGAGAAGATTTAAGAATAAAGAAAATATAACTTTCTTTGATCCTAACGAAGTACCTGATCTTTATGAAGCATTTTATAAAGATACAGATTTGTTTGAAGAGTTATATGTAAAATATGAAAAGCGTAAAGATTTAAGAAAGAAAACCATGCCAGCTGAAGAAGTTTTTAAAGGCGGCATACTAAAAGAACGCACAGACACTGGTAGGATTTATCTAGTATTCATTGATAATGTTATGAACCAAGGACCTTTTGATCCTGAATATCATACCATATATCAAAGTAATTTATGTTGTGAGATCCTGCTTCCCACCAAACCGTTCAAACGTCTGGACGACCCTGAGGGACGCATAGCGTTATGTACTCTCGGTTCCATTAATTGGGGGGCCTTCCGTAATCCGGAAGATATGAGACGTGCCTGCAGGATCCTACAACGTAGCCTATGTAATATCCTGGATTACCAAGATTTCTTGAGCATCCAGAGCAGATTATCAAACGAAGAAATCCAACCATTGGGTATCGGAGTTACTAACCTTGCCTATTGGCATGCTAAGAGAGGGCTGAAATATGGAGAAAGAGATAGTTTGGCAGAAGTTAAGAGTTGGATGGAACATCAAGCCTATTACCTCACAGAAGCAACCGTGGAGCTGGCTCGCGAGCGCGGTGCGTGTAAAAACTCTTCACTGACTAGATATGGCCAAGGCATATTCCCCTGGGAGTTACGTGCTAAGGCCGTTGACGAACTAGCAGATTTTACCCCTGAGTTAGATTGGGAAACGCTGAGGAAAGAGATGAAAACCTACGGTGTTCGCAACGCCACTTTAATGGCTATCGCGCCCGTGGAGTCTAGCTCTGTAGTAATAAACTCAACCAATGGTATCGAAATGCCTATGAGTCTAATCACTACTAAGGAAAGTAAAGCAGGGTCATTTACACAGGTAGTTCCTGATTATCATAAATTAAAAAACAAATATCAACTTATGTGGGAACAGACTGACTGCGTTGGATACATCAAGACCGCAGCAGTACTATCAGCATATGTAGATCAAAGTATCAGCACCAATACATTTTACAATCCTGCACATCATCCCGATCGTAAAGTTCCAACTACATTGATAGCTAAAAATCTAATGTTAGCACATCGTTGGGGTATCAAAACTTTTTATTATAGTCTTATCAATAAGGCAGGTGCTAAACAAGAGGAAAGAACACCAGAAGTTCACTATAATGGTTTCCATAATGAAAGAGAAATCATCGAAGAGGACGACTGCGAGGCCTGTAAGTTATGAAGCAGCCTCAATGTTTCGTAATCTCTCACCCCTCCTCGAGCGCGGTTAGAGATTGTTATAATAGTCTCTCTAAGTGGAATTGGAGATTTGAAAAATTTGATGCCGTCGACGGAAGAAAACTAACCAAAAAAGATTGGGATCGTATCGGAGTGAAAATGAGTGCCACTGCAGGCAAACTGCCAGATCGTCCAGGAGCACAGGGATGTTTTTTTTCGCATTTCGCTCTTTGGGAAAAATGTTTTGATGATAAAAAGGCCATGGTGATATTTGAACACGATGCTGTAGTCACTGATTCGTGGCCGGAAGATCTTAACATAGACTCATGTATCGTTAAATTATATAAAACAGCAGAGTGTAAAGAAAAAGTAGATTTAGGAGTTTGGTCAAAAGGTTCCCATGCTTACACCATCACTCCCGAGCATGCCAAACAACTACTAG